TGATGCCGATGGCCTTCCGGCTCTACCTGCTGGACAACTGGCTCCAGACCGGGGTCATCGACGCCAAGGAATATCGCCGCCGCCAGATGTTCGCGGTGGCCAAGGACATCTCCACGCCGGACGAGGATCAGGAGGCACGGGCCAAGCGGGTCGCCGATGCGATTCGGATGGGTGGGCCGGTGCCGGACCTCCGCTGGCAGGACAACGAAGCGATTCATCAAGACGTACTGGAGCGGGAGATCCTCTTGCAGGATGACCTCGCGCCAGAAATCATCGCCACCGCGCAGCAACGGTGGACGGCTTTGGCCAATCAGGCCATGCAGAAGCAGGGGGGCGGACCACCACCGCCGATGGGCGAGCCCGGTAGCCCCCCCGCTGGCCCTAGCGCCGCTAGTGTGCCTTCACTCCCAGCGGGACAGCTGCCTCTTGCGGCTGGCAATCCCCCCATTGGCGTCGCCCCTATGCTCCAGCAGGGGTTGGTCGGCGCGCCGGAGGCTGAGGTTGCCGCGCAGCAAGCGGACATCCTGTCGCGCCAAGCATAGGAGCCGTATCGATGGACATTCAGGAAGCCCTCACGGAGGCCGCCAACGCCGCCATCACGTCGCCCGAGCTGGTTGAGGCGACCAAGGCAGCGGAGGCCCCGCAGGAGCCCGCTGAACCGCAGGACGAGGTGGTCGAAACCGAAGCCCCAGAGACAGTGGCCGAGGAAACGACCGAGGAATCCACGGACGACACCGCCCTCCCGGAGGGGTATGTCGCGGTCCCAGTCGTGGACGACAAGCTGGCCACCGAGTTCGTCCTCAAGGATGCCGAGGGCGAGGTTGAGATTCCGGCGCTGATCGTCGAGTACAAGGCGAACGGCAAGGTCCGGCAGGACCGGCTGGATCAGGTGGTCAAGCTGGCGCAGTTCGGGGTCTATAACGAGGCCCGTGAGCAGCAGATCAAGCAGGTCGAGCAGGAAGCTCGCTCGCTCCAGCAGGAACGTGAGGAGCTGGCCAAGGTGCTCGACGAGCGGGAAGCGCAACTGGAGCGCATCCTGAGCGATGAGGACTTTTTCCTGACGGTGCGGGACGCCTACCTCGCGGAGAACAGCCCCGAGCGTCGGGCCGAGCGGGCCGAGCGGGAGATTGAGAACATCAAAATCCAGTCCCAGGTTGCCGAAATCAGTCGGCAGGGACAGGCGTTTTACGAGAGTGAGGTGAAGCCAGCCATTGACTTAATTGCCAATGCCCTGCCTTCGGTCACTCCGGCGGAGTTGGAGGAGCGGATGGCGTATGCCATGCAACTGCACGCCCAGGTGGGGCCGAATGGCCAACCCTATCTGCCGGCGTCACAGTTCGAGGCGGCCCGCCAATACATCCTCAATGACCTCGCGTTGTGGGCGCAGATGATGCATGCCCGGCGCAGCGAACCGGCTACCTCTCCGGCATTGGAGCAGGCGCAGGCCGCGACCGCCAAGGCACAAATCGCAGCTCAGAAAGCGAAGCGGGCGGTGGGGCAGGCCACCCGTCCCGTGGGTCGTGCCAGCAGTGCCCCTGCCAAACCCAAGGCCGCCAAACCGGCGACCGTTGATGACGCCCTCGACTCCGCGATGTCGGAGATCCTGGCGTCGATTCGTTAACACTTACCAAGGAATGAAGGCACCATGCCTGCACCGACTGTTATCACCGATGCGGAGCTCACTGGGCTCCTCAAGAACGTCTACTCGCAGTTCCGCGAGAAGGTTCAGAACCTCGTCACCCCGCTTCTCGCGCAGCTGGAGAAGGGGCGTGCCGGCGGCCCGCGCAACATGCGCTGGGGCGGCAACAACGTGTTTTTCGATGTCGTGACCGGCCGTCCGGCGGGCGCGACCTTCTCGTCGGCTGGGTACTTCCCGCCTGACACCACCGCCACGGAAGTCCAGGCGAACGTCGGCGTGGTCCGCGCCTACACGACCCGTCAGGTTGACGGGCTCGCCTTCGTGGGCACGCAGTCCAAGGATGCCGCCTTCACCACCATCGCCAAGAAGACGATGGAGGAAATCAAGGAGGCGTCCACCCTGCTCATGCAGCAGGCGCTCCACAACAAGTCGGACGGCGTCGTCGCCCTCATCGGCACCGCCTCCAGCACCACCAGCATCATCGTCTCCTCGCCCTACGGCGTGAGCGGCGCGGGCCAGGGCTCGCTCCTCCTCTCGGTCGGCGACTACATCGCGGTCCTCGACACCTCGGCTGCGGATGCGGTCCTTGGGCGCTCGTCCATCACGGCCATCTCGAACAGCGGCGATAACGCGACGCTGACCCTTGGGACGGCCATCTCGGGCATGGCGGCGACGGACAAGATTGTCAAGGCGACCGCCTCTGACACCTCGTTCAACGGCGCGATGAACGGGCTCATCAACATCACCAACCGTGGTGGGTCCTACGGGACGCTCCACAACATCGCGCAGTCCAGCTATCCCATCTGGGATGCCACCCGCATGGTCGCGGGCACCGACACCCCGGATGTGAACCAGCCGACTGAGTCGGACATCTGGGACCTCATCCAGAAGATCGCCGGCCGCTCCGGCAAGGACGCGATGGTGCGTCCGAAGGACTTCCTGCTCATGACGACCCCGGGCCTCTCGAAGAAGCTCATGGAGTCGATGGTCGGGCAGCGCCGGTTCACCGCCGGCGAGTTCGCCACCACCATCAAGGGCGGCTACAAGGCGCTTGAGGTGTGCGGCATCCCGATGGTCCAGGACTACTATGTCCCGGCGGGCACCATCTATCTCCTCCACCTCCCGTCGCTGGCGTGGGTGGATGCGAAGGATTGGGGCTTTGCTTAGTTTGAGGGCGCAGGCCCGTGGCGCTGGCTCTCGGGGCGTGACGCCTTCGAGACCACCTACGGCTGGTACGGGAACCTCGCCTGCCTGGCGCGTAACGCGCACGGGAGCATCACGGGGTACACCGACACGGCGCGCTACACGCACGTCGCCTAACCTTCACGGGAACGGGGTGGGGGCTTCGGCCCTCACCCCACTCCGAGGATAACTCATGCCATATAACATCTTTGCGCCGACGCCCGGGCGTCTCGGGGTCCTCCCGAACCTGCTCGTGGGGCGGTGTGATGCCGCCATCGGCGACAGCGGGGCGACGACGTACAACTTCGGCTCGCATCCGGCGAAGTGCTACATCAACCGCGCGGTGGTGTCCGCGAGCGTGGTGCCGGTTTCGTCCGGTGGCACGATCCTGGGCGTCATCCAGAAGTACGATGCCTCGGCCAATGCGGCCGTCACCCTCACGGGGAACGTGGACCTTGAGGCCCTGACGGCGAAGGAGGGGACGGCGGTTGCGCTCCTCTCGACGCTGACCGATGCCCAGCGCACCCTCGACACCGGGGATACGTTGCAGTTTGTCGTGACCACGGATTCTACCGTGACCACGGCGGAAGTTGACCTGATGGTCAACATCGAGCTGTTTGTGGAGGTCTAACCCAGTGCCGGTGCTACTCAATAGCGCCGGCCTGCCCGAGCCGCCCACGCATGTCGTGACGCGGCTCCGGGCACTCCACGCCGGGCTCTCACTCAAGTTCCTGACCCAGACGGGCGAACATTGGGCGGTGTGCATGGCGTGGTCGCCGGACGATAGACGATGGGAGCGAGTGCAGCAGGGCGAGACGGACCCTGCCAGCGCGTATGACATCATCGGCTATCTGCCGGTGGAGTGCAGTGTGGACGAAGCGCCAGCCCACTTGGAGCGGGTGTTTCGGATGTACCCGAAGGATGAGGTCCGCAATATGGCGGATCATGTGCAAGCGTATAACGAGTCCGCGCCGGTCGATGCCGCCATTGAGGAGGCGTTGGTCGAGGCGCTGGAGTCGCCGGTCGCGCCCAAGAAACGCGGCCGTCCTAAGAAGGTTAGCTAACCCCTTTTCGAGACCGGTATGGCCATCAGTCGAGCTGAGTTGGTGACCTTGACGCGCGAGGTGATGGACGCGACGGGGTCGGAGCGGTGGTCGGACAGCACGATCAAGAGTGCGCTGAACCTCGTGTATGACGACGAATGGTCGAACCTGCTGAACGCCACGCAGTATTACACCTACGCAATGCGGACGGTCACGACCGACGCGAACGGGGTGGTGGCGTTCACCGACCTGAATAGTGGGGGCGGGGACAGCCAGCAGAATATGTACCGCATCCTGTCCGTCTCGGACGGGAATGTGCTGTATAGCCAGACCCGGTTCCAAGATGTGCCGCTAGCGACCACCACGAACTACCTGCCGACCTACCCCCGGCTCTACTACATCGTCGGGGAGCAGATGCAGGTGTTGCCGGTCGATGGCGGCATCTCGCTGTATGTCGCGGTCAACTACAAGCCGACCAGC